TGAGAGATTTTGAATGGCTAACAAACTATTGGAACGAACACTATGCTAATGCATCTGATGAAGAAAAAACAGAACAAATTAATTTTTACGGCAAAGAACTACGTGAAAAATGTAAAATTGAAATCTCGAATTTAGATCCAGCTGGTAGTCGATTTTTTAAAACTGTTTATAATAATACTCCGAGGGTAATACGTGGCCGCGTTTGACATTATTTTTATCAGCTATAACGAGCTCAATGCAGAAGAAAATTTATCTCAATTGAAAGAGAGATTTCCTTTAGTAAAACATGTCAAGGGAGTTACAGGTATACACCAAGCACATATAGAAGCAGCTAAAAGAAGTTTTACTCCAATGTTTTGGGTAGTTGATGCTGACGCCGTTATACTTGATAGTTTTAATTTTGATTATACAGTTACTCCTGAAGAACATGATATTGTACACGTATGGCGTAGCCGTAATCCAATCAATGGATTAGAATATGGGTATGGCGGAGTTAAGTTGCTCCCAAAAAAATTAACATTGTCTATGGATAAAACTAGTACTGATATGACAACTAGTATTAGTAGTAGATTTAAAGCAATGGAAGAAGTAAGCAATATTACAGCATTCAATACAGACGCTTTTAGTACTTGGCGAAGTGCATTTCGTGAATGTTGTAAATTAGCTGTGACAAACAATGTTGAATCATTGGCTAGATTAAAAGTGTGGTCTACGCTAGTTGAAGATGTTCCATACGGTTATTATGCCTATTTAGGCGCACTCGCCGGTCGAGCGTACGGAGAAAAAAATGCCTCCAATAAGGAGGCATTGAGTAAGATAAATGATTTTACTTGGTTACAAGATCTGTGGTCATTGGAAAAATCTCAGCTATCACTCGAGCACAAGCAATAGCAACTTCCTGATGTTCCTTTTGTGTACCGTTAGCACTACGCAATTCAATAAAGTGTACCCAACTACGTAGCGTACCATTCATATACAAACGACTTACTGTAAGTCCTTCTGGTAAAACAGCACGAGCTTGTTCTTTAGCAATACCATTCTTTATAGCCCACTGGTATTCTTGTTTGACAGCAAACAGTACACGTTTTTGAGCACGTTCCCATTCGTAGGACAACAATCGTTGTTGCTCATCTGTCATGTCTAGTTCTACGCTGTTCTGTCTATTCTTTGTGTCCTGGAATCGTGCCTCACGTAACACAAACGCTTCATCGAGTTCAGCTGTAGGATCAGCATATCGCTGGGAGAACTCTTGAAAGCTGAAACTTCTGTGACGTAGAATTTGTCTGGCAATGTCCCTGGTAGTTTTGATTTCGATACATGCGCTGACCATTTCGAGTGGTGACCAGTGCTGGTGTTTGATAAGGTATCGTATGAGTTTTTCTGATGTGTCTGTGTTGAGCTGATTGGCAGGATTGCTGACACGGGCGCAATACGCAATGAGTTCTTGTGCATCTCCGATGCCCATGTCTCTAAATTCGCCTGTTGGTTGACTATATGATAGAAGTTTAACATTCATTTATAATTTTCTTTTCTTTAAAAAATTTTTTGTAATTTTTTCTATATCTTTACGAATTTTTTCGGTGTCTAATCGAAAGTCTACATTATCAATTCGACTTTCGTAATTTCTGTAAAGTTCCGATATTGATCTTTCAAAGGCACTCCAGCCTTTTGTATGATCATCTTTTGTTATTTTAACTTCCCAAATTTTACCGTCTTTGAATGTGATAACGACAGCATGGAGATACCTTAAAGGTAGTACATTGAGTTTTACCTCTCCAAATACTTCTGGCCAACATTCGACGACATCTTTGGGAAGTTTTCTTCCCTGGTCAATCACTTGGCTTTTTTGGTCGGAACCAACTCCTCAGCTTTTCTACGGAATTCAGCAGCTTGTTTAGCTAACTTGTCTGCTTGACTTCGATAAAACTTTGCTTCAGCTTCAGGCGTTGCAAATGTTTGATCAGATTCAGATGCAACAGATGTAGTTGTTTCTGAAATATCTTTAGCGGTTGCAACTTCCTGAACAACATCTTGACTATCTGGTTTGATGTGTAAATCATCTACAGCTACACCACGTTGTTCAGCAATAAGTTGATTAAGTTCTGATAGTAGAACTGAAGTGCCAATAACGGGAGTCATTTCTACTTGAGCAGTACTAACTTTTACTAATCGACCATTTGCGTGTAAAAACGGTAACATACGGCTTCCGTCTGGAAATTGTGTACGGTCTAATGCTTCTGCAAATTCGTATGATTGTTGTGCAGCAGGACTTTCAACTAGATTAATGATAGCATTATGATATTCGTCTGGTAAATTTTCTGTTGGAACAACCAATGCGCTATAAGCGTCTCCAGGTAGTGTTCTAAAAGCTACAAGTACTTTTTTACCTGTATCTTTAATTCTACCTACATGTTTTAAACTTTGCATAATTATGCTCCTTGTTTAGAAGTATCTGCTTGTTTTGCAACAGCTTCTAAAAACGTTGTTAATTTTGTATATGTTTGACCTACTACAGTCATTTCTGCGGGTTTGAAAGCACCGCGTGAACTAGCAATATCGATAATAACTTTCATTGCGTTAAGATCGTTGATAGTTAATTCGTTTGGATCTGGTTTTGCACCGGCTTGTTCTGGTGCTTGAACAGTTTCTTGTTGTACGTTCTCAGTCATGGTATCTCCTTATAATGTACTAATATAATTATCTCGTTTGAATTAGAGGACAGGCAATCGTGAAGAAACTGAGTTCTTTTTCAGACTCAAAACCAATACGTGTAGTGTATACAATAGTGTTGGTATTATCTAAATCTAAATCTTGGCCTATATAGTATCGGCTATTTAAATTGTTCTTAATCCAAACATCTAAATTTTTTAACAAGTTAGGATTGTACTTGTCGATGGTTGTATATTTAAAATGAGGAGCGGCAAACTCAACCCTGCGTAAGTCGAAATAATTAAGTGGGTTAGGTTTGCCGTTCTTTAATGCCATTATGCAACTTCTTTAACTTCTTCGTAGTATGCGTACTCACCAAATGGAGGAACAATACTATTATTACCGTGAATGATGAATACTGTATCACAATACAATTCGTCACCCCACGAACCATAAGGATATCCGTCTGTGAACATGATAAACTTTTTAGGTTGGATTTGATGCTCTTTCATATAGTCCCAATTGACCATAAATTCAGTACCGCCACCACCCATTGGTTCATATTCCATAAACGTGTCCATTGTGTAGCCGTCAAAGTCTGCTTCGTTATAGACATCGGTATCAAAACACCAAACTTTAATTTTAAAGTCTTTGTACTCTTCCATAATGCCTTTAATTTCGCTTAGGAAATCTTTGGCTTGTTCATCACCAATAGAACCAGACATATCAATCGATACACAAATATCAATTGTTTCTTCGTAGTTAGTGCCTGGCAAAATTGCACTCATATGCCAACCCTTACGATTAGGACGCATAAAGGTATAGTCGTTCTTAATAGTGCTTTGAATTTGCTGGCGCAAAATTTCACGCCAGTTCATCTTAGGCTCTGTAAGTTCTTTAATCATGCGTTGAATACTTGCAGGTACATTACCTGCACCTGCCGCTTGTGCAGCCTGCATTACAGCTTCACGCATTTCATCACGAATTTTTTTCAATTCTTCTTTGGTATATTTTGGCTGACCATCTTTGCCGTTGTTGCCGTCAGAATCTAAATGTTCATCGAGCATCTGACCTAAAGCGGCTAGTTGTTCTTCGTCATACTTTTCGTAAATTTCATCATAGACTTGTTCTGCACTCCAGCCGTAATATTTTGAATCATGGAAAATTTTAATATCAGGCAAATTGTGATCACCAATTCGATCTCGTACAATTTGTCCGTTAACAGCAAAGTCGCAGGCAATATTAAAAATCTTTGGATCACGACCTTCGCGTCGACCCATGTGATCAAAAACAGCATGAAGGATTTCGTGTGCAATTACAAACTCTACTTGTTTAACAGTAAGAGGTGTAAAAAATTCACGATTAAAATAAATGTTACGACCGTCTGTTGCAGCAGTAGGAAGCCAATCGTCTGCTTCTTTGATACCCATACGTGTAGCAAGATTACCAAAGAACGGGTGGCGTAGTAGCAAGCCTACTCGTGCTACAATAATCTTATCAATAATTGGATCGGCGTGTGCCATCGTTGCTCCTAATGTTTTAGTATGTATATATTATAACAGGGCACCAAGGCCCTGTCAACTTATTGCTTTTCGGTAGCCTGTGCAATATACTTACCAAATTTTGCATGGAAGTCATCAAAGCAGGCAATTTCATCTGGATCCAACGGCAACTTATATGTTGACAATGCCAATTTAGTACCCATAATTACCAACTCAGTTTCAAAATTATCCATCATAAATTGGAAGAAGTTATTAACTTTTGAATTCCAATTTTTGTCGTTTTTATCGCACAAATCTTTCAATTCGTAGCACAATGAAATAACAAGCGAATATTGAGCTGAGATTTCTTTTGAATCCATCTTCTTAACTTTGCCTGACAAAATGTCTGTTGGGTTTGGCATTTTGCTGGCATGTTTACGATGTGCCATAAACTTAACAGCAAGTCCTTCACCAACAGCGCCTGAAGTCAAATCAGTCAGTGTTTCTGCATCAGTGTCATCGTCGTGCAACAGCTCGCTAACAAAGGACCAGCTACGTGGAGTAGCAAATGCACGTGAACTAGACTTTGGATCAAAGTCGTACAGGTCTTTCTTAGAGAAAGTAAGGAAACCAACTACGTCTTTGTGGACACGATTTTCTACAGCCCACTCTTGCCAGTCATCCCAATCAATAGCCATTTCCAAGTGTACAAAGCGGTTTGCCAACGGAGCGGGCATACGATAAGTAACACCCTTGTCGCTTTCGCGATTACCAGCAGCAACCATTACGACATTGTCTGGAAGCTGATAAGTGCCGACACGGCGGTTCAAAACTAGCTGATAAGCCGCCGCTTGTACAGCAGGCGCCGCAGAGTTCATTTCGTCCATAAACAAGACAATCTGTTTATGTTGTTTTGCCATTTCAGCGTCAGGCAGTTCGAGCGGAGGAGCCCAAACCATTTTATTTACATTTGAATCAAAATATGGGATACCTTTAATATCAGTAGGTTCCCAAAGACTAAGACGAACATCGATAACATGAGCATCGAGCTCAGTACCAAGTTGTTTAATAATATCAGACTTACCAATTCCTGGAGGACCCCACAAGAAAATTGGACGCTTGTTTTTAAATGCCTTACGCAATGAACGTTTTGCGCCTTTGGGTCCAACGGTGCGGCTAAGAATTTCTGCCATTTTAGTTCCTTTAAAAAAGTGTGTTACAGGGGATAATTTGTTACGCTATGTATGTATTATAGCACCACACCAGTAAAGTGTCAACTAGATTTTTCGTTGTCCAAATCTTTTTGGCGTTCGTTCATGGCTTTTATAAGTCCAAATTTTCGGATATCGTCCGAAAACAAATATAGCTCAAAACTCTTTTTTTCAGAAAAGACAGTAATACTTTGGTTTGTAAGGTAATAAGGACAATCGATATACCTTTCCAAAAATATAATGGTTTGAGGACTTAGTTCAATTGGTTCTGTAAACGGAACCTCGTATGCTTTAAGTTCCAATTCATCTACTAAAAATTCGTAGCCTTTATCGCTTAGACGAAAGGCGTTGTCTTTACCTACGCGGTTTGATTGCCACCATGTTCTTGAATACATATTAACATTTGTTTCGTCAATAGTTTTGCCCCATTGTTGCAAAAATATTTTTGTTAATACGTCTCGAGAAATCATTTTACAATGGTGCCCTGCGTTAATTTAACAACTTGGAACTCTTCTGTTCCAAATGTGAGATTTAATTTCTTTGCCAAATTATGTGCATGGCCAGGATTTGAAAAAGAAACTTTTTTATATTTTGGTCCGGGGTACGATGTGAGACTATTAAAGCTCTTTAAATTAAAAGGCTCATTTTTATAGAAGACTGCCCATATAGCATCAGCTTCTAAAATTTGTTCTGATTTGTAAGTTTTTTTGTTAGTATGTTCTAACAATATTTTTGGTTTAGGTCTTGACATAATGCGTATCCAAGTAATATACGCATATATTTATCTCTTATTTCTTGTCTTCGAACCCACCGCCATCCATAGATATTGTAACAACTTCTGTTACCTGACTGCGTTTAAGCTCGTTAAACAGCGTTTCGTAGTCTTTATTAAGTTTATCCATACACTCTGCTAATGCTAGACTTAACATTCGAGCTTGTTGTATAGATAACTTAATTTCTTTAGATTGATTTGATTCAGCACTTCTTACTTGTTGAATAAATTGTGTAAAAGGTGTTAAATTAATTTGATTTTGCATTAGACAATACCTGTTTCATTTCAAATTCTGTTTTAAACGGTCCTTTATACGGATAACGTTCAATAGTGATAAGTTTAGGACAATGGCTCTTAACCCATCCTTTATCAAATTTAATTATATAATAACCAGCACAATATAAACTTTGACTAGCATTTGATTTTGTAAACAAAGGAAGTCGACGTTGAACATCATACATGGGATTATATGGTTTACAACTTGTGGGGTAACCATGGCATTCGTTTGGTTCCGCCGCTGTAACTTTTACTTTGGTATTTTTTAAAAAAAAGTCCTTGCCAAATTCTTTAGTGAGATCGTCTTTTTTATTAAACATTACCTCACCATTAGTACTGCTTAAAATAAATTTGTTATTTTCTTTTTTGTGTAGTGTGGCAATCTTAGTACCGTTTTCTTCAACGATCCAAAATTTTCCATCTACGATAGGTTTTGCATGTATCTCTGTCATTTTAGTCCCCTAATACTAGGCCCTGACGGCACCTTAGTAATGTACGCATATATTTATCTCTTAAAAAAGCTCTTGATCCACTGTACTAGGTTATAGTATCTAAAGTGGTAATCTGTCAACATAGGTGTACGATGAGGACAACGGCCTTGCATCCAATCGCATCCAACACCGTAGTCTTTAATTTCTAAGCCGCAAGCATTACATTTGTTCATTCTTCATCCTTAAAGTCGGTGACATTACCATCTTTGTCGGCAATAATAATTTTTACAGTTTCGCCATCGGCATTTTGAATTTCAATAGGACCCCAGATCCACATTTCTGTATCATTCTGTATCCAACCTTCGTCTTCTAGTGCGTAAAAACCTTCTTCTTCGATAAGTTCTTCTAGACGCTCACGTTCGTCATCATCCATGTTCTCAGGCCAATCTGTATCTTCCCAGCAACCGTCCCATGTTTCAATAAGTTCCACATCCTCAATATTTGGACCTGGAAAATTATACATGTCAACACTGTCTTTACTACCATCACCACCTGGTACATAGTCAAATTCGAACTCTGGCATATTGTCGTCAGAAGTGGTAACATTCCAGCTTCCTGATCGCCAGCCAGTTTTGCGAACAATTTCCATACCGTCTTTAGAATAATGTTCATGTTCTTCTATAGACTTTTTATAGTGAGTTCTTACAATCCAGATTGCCATTTTATTCTCCTTGATATTTTGCTTGAAATGGTTCAGCATATTGCTGAATATTATCAGCAATCTTTTTCATATCCCAAGTATTGCAAAATTTAAGCATACGAATACCAACTTGTGTAACATCTTTTGGAATACAGTCTACTTCAATAGTTTTGTTTATGAGTTCTTTAATGTCGCTGGGTTGAGCTTTTAGATCAACTAACGTAACATTACGGTTATAATCTTCTAACACACGATGTTCTTGTCCATTGTGGTCAACCCATCTCTGCAGCATGAGATTGTTCCACGCAAATCCTTTGCTTTTACGATCTTCGAACGCTTCAGTAAGACCCACTTTGTTTTTTGTGCCTTTAACACGCACACCTGGATACGCTGAGAAGACATTATCACTGGTATCACCACGCATACATTTTTCAAACAAGAGCCATTCTGGATTGGGAACGACTTTATCTTCGCCTGTTTTTTTGTCTTTGACACGTTTACCTTTTGCATCAAAAATTCCTTCATGAGTAATATGATGCTCTTGAACACCGTTATACTGACTTACATTTGGCGCAATTAACTGATAAAAGTCGCTGTCTGTTGAAATAATAACATGATTTGCTTTTGGATGATTTTGAATAAATCCAGCAATTAAGTCATCAGCTTCTAACTGTGGATGATGCAATACAGTACAATTAGTCTTTTCTTGAATAAAGTTTTTAAACTCGTCAAATGCTTCCCAGAACAATTTATCTTCTTCTTGTTCTTTTATAGTCATTGCCGCACGAGTTTCTTGTCTGTTGGCTTTATAAGGTTTATAAAAGTCCTTACGCCAGCTACGACCTTCGAGACAGAATACTACGTGACTACCATTAAAATCATTCCATGCTTTTTTAATACTGTTAAAAGTAATATGAAAAGCCATGCCTAACTTAATGTCAGCACTGCCTTGAACTACGTGTCTAGCACGAAAAAATGTATTGGCTGTATCAACCAAAATGTATGTCATTTGTAATATTCCATATCTGCAGCAAAAACAAATCGGTACTCATCAGAGTCTGTGATACCGGGCCTATGCCACAGTTTACTAGGATATACGTTCCAAGTCAAGTTGTTTGGTTTTAAGAAAAAGGTATCGTTAAACTTTGGATAATCCATTGCAAATTCGGTACCTGTAACATCTGGGTTTGAAGTAACCGGAATGTATACATACCAAACACCGCTTAAGGTGTCGGTAGTGTCGTTGTTATTGTTGATATGATGATTGTGCCACATGTTATTTCGATCTTCACAATCTTTGGCACTTGTCATGAAAACCCAGCTCATTATATTTTTAATTCGAACTTCTCGACCCAAAAACATAAAACACGAATATATAAAACTTTGACGCATTTTAAGAAAGACTGGTTCAGGTCTTGCAAACAAATTTTGTTTGGTTTGAAATTTAGGACTATTTGTAAAGTATTCGCCAGAATCAATTATTTTTTTAGAGACACGCATGATCTCTTTGTTGTCATCTTGATTTATCAAAGATGAAAAATCGTATTGATCTATGTATTCGTTATTTTCTACAATTTTCATTCTATGGATGCTTTTCCGCCAGCAAGTTTAGTTACGTTGATAAACCCTGCACCTACACGTTCAGGCTCTGATATGCCTTCTTCAGCTAACATATTTCTTGCTAAATCTCTAAACCAACGATCAACAATTTCTTCGTCCGGATCACCGTCAAATCCGTATCCTGATTTTTTAAGTTCAGTGATAAAGTGTTCGTTCCAATCTAATTCAAAGAAACCATTGCGTACATTATCTTTGTTTACTTTAGTATCTAATACAGCTACCCACGGTTCGCCTTTTTTAGTAGCACGATCTTTAGGACTAAGTTTTGCTAGTTCTTCTGCTTGCCTTGCTTTTTCGGCTTCTCGCATAGCTTCAGCAGCTCGTTCTACAGCTTCTTTTTCTAGTTGCTCGGCTTTAGCTTTAGCTTCTTCAATTTTATCAATACCAAAGATTTTTTTAATAAATTGTTTCATTATGTTCCCCACTCATTTTTAAATAATGGTACTTGTAGCCTGTCGCTGTAGCGCAATCCGTTTTTCATCGCAAGCTCTGCTACACGACGATTATTTAGGGTGTACACACTTTCAACACCTCCAACAGGCATAAGATAAACAGGGCCTGTAAAACCGTTTTCGCGATAGATATCTGCGGTTTCAATTGCTTCTTCTGCATCTTCTTCTGTTGCTATAACAAACTTAAGATATGTGTAGCCAACGTCTTGATATGAACAAACAATTTCTGGCCGGATAGCCTCATGCCTTGCTTCACCGCTACAGCTTAGTTTAGCACTGACACTAAATGTAATTTCTCTATTTTTATCAAAGTCTGGCATTTGCCATTGTATTAAATAATCTTTAAATTCTTCTGTTAATTCTTGAGTTCCGTTTGTTTCAAACGTAATTTCTTTTAAATCTGCCATTTTAGGATGACTTAACAAATCAGGATAAGCACGTTGCCAACCTAGTAACGGTTCACCGCCTGTAATAACTAAGTGTTCGTCTTCCCACTTTTTGTAGGGCAATATCTCCGCAATTCTATCTGCGATGGCGTCTGTTGTAAGCATAGGACTAAGGTCCTTAAAACGTGGGTCCCAACTAGCATAACTATCGCAACCAGTAGATACCAATGGAAGTTCTTCATACTGTTTAAATTCTGAAATTCTGTTTGCTATTGCTTCAACTTCTGTGCTCAATTGACCTTTAGGCATACCAAAGCCAGCGCACTTAAAGTTGCAACCAAATGTACGTAAGAAAACAGACGGAACACCCATGTACCGTCCTTCGCCTTGTACGCTATAAAATAATTCTGCTATTTTAATTTTACTCATCATCTTGTTCCAAATATTGTGTTATTTGATCTTCTGCATCAATATAACTTTCTGCATATACATCAAATGTAGCGACACCATTTTTTATGTGAATATCAAATGGCACACGACCGTTTGGAATCCAATTTTCTGGCACATCTCTTTTAATTTGAAATTTCTGCATAGATTTCATTTTTCTAAAAAGTTCATCTGCTATGTCTTTAGCTGTATTCATTCACAGTCTCCTTGTTCTGCTAGTTTAGCAGTAGCAGATTTTTCTTTGCGTTCTTGTTTGAACTTTTTTACATCATCGATAGCATTCAAGAGTGTATGTGCATAATTAAAAGCACTTTGTTCTTTTAGACAGATTGCCGATTCTGTATCAACATAACCTTTTCGTAACAAAGTCCAGATATGTTGCCATCGTGCCTTTGACCAAAAGTTTGTTCTAGTTGTAGTATAAACAGTGACTACTACATTATGATCGTCTGCTTCAATCCAAACGTTATGGTCACAATCTGGATTAGAACATTCGCAAGTTACACGATAAGTTTTAGTATCGCCCCAATCGTTTGTTTTTAAAATACCTTCTGCTGGAATTTGAATTTTCATTGCATTGTAGGCCTTTCAAAAGTTTTGACTTGACTTCTATGTGCAGAAATACTGTCTACCATAAGATTGTATTCTTCATCATTCATAGAAGTTTTATATATTGATAATGCTTGTGTCATCATAATTGCCGCAACAGCCATTGGGTTATGATCTGAACACATTTGTTGTGTAAATTCTAAATAGTTATCGTATAGTTCTTGTAATTGATTATCGTTCATCGCGGTGCAAACTCCTGTTGCATTTTAATATTATCCATAAATTCTTTCTTAGTACCCATATCATCTTTAAAAGCACCTTTAAGTACAGTAGTCTGTGTTAGACTAGAATGTGCCATAATACCACGATTCTCACAGCAACCGTGTGTTGCCTGAATATATACACCTAGATCTTTTGCTCCTGTCGCACGTTCAATTTCTCTAGCAATGTCGTTGCAGAGTTCTTCTTGTAGAGTTCCTCGACGGGCACACCATTGTGCAATACGTGTGTATTTAGATAAGCCAATAAGTTTTTGAGCCGCAATGATACCAATGTAAGCAACACCAGTAACAGGCTGATGATGATGGCTACACATAGAACGAAGCTCGCTGCGTACAACCAACATGCCTTCGTAGCGGTCCTCCGAATCATTTGGAAACGCTGTTGCGTCTGGCTTCGGTTCATATCGCCCTGCCATAATTTCGTTGAAGTACATTTTAGCTAGGCGACGTGCTGTGCCTTGACTATTAGGATCGTTTTCACGATCAATTAACAGTCTGTCTAATACAGTTTCAAAAGCATCGGTAGCTTCGTCAATTAGCTGTTCTTTCATTCTTTCGTCAAGAATATACTCACTGATATTATCTCCAGCCCAGAAACGTTTTTTATCACGTTTCATTTTAAAACGAATAGCATCTGCTAGATAAGTTTCTTCGTATCCTTTATCGCTCATCATTTCGCCGGCTTTTACATAAACTTTTTGCGGCAAAGGTACGTATTTGTCTTCAAATGTTTCTGGAACAAATTCTTTATCAACCGGTGTGTTGATAATAGGATCTGGTTTAAATTCTGCTTTTGTCAATTTATTCTCCGAGTTAGGGCGGTGGATCGCCTTATTTGTTAAGTATACACTTTATTTAGGTTTTTGTAAATCTTTTTGAAAATTTTGTGCTCGAGCTTGACGACACGCTTGGCGCATTTCGTTTGTAAAATCTGGACTAATTTCACTCCAAGTACAGTCAATTTTAATGCCGTCGCCTTTTTTTGGAGCAAAGAAAAACATCACTAAGAAAGCAAAAATAGCGGCTACTATTACTACCCCAATTTCTATATTCTCTCTGAGAGTAGAATCTTGCATAAATCTGCGTCCTTTTTATTTTTAAAAGTAAAACTCATAAAATCGTGATTGGGTTTTGATTCGTATCTGTCACCAGGCAATCCAAATACTTCTAAAACCATGGCACAAGTTTCGTTCCACCAAAAACCATTTTGGTTATCCCATAATACAGTTATAGTGCAATCAGGATTTTTGTTCACGTTGCTCATTTTTTAGCACTCTTATTTCGTCTTCCAGATAGTTTTTATATTCGCTCAAGACTTCAAACTTTCGACTTGCATCTCCTTGCGATTGCAATTCTCGCATGTCTTCTTCAACTTTAATTAGTTTTTCTTTTAATGCTTGAATAGTCAATTCGCTTTCTGAAGTCATTCTTTTCTCCTGCTACCAAATCGTAATCCAGTTGCACTACCAAACAGTAATAAAAACGCTGCCCAGGTTTCCCATGTATACGGTATAGTTAAAACAGGAAATAGTGTGTTTAAAGACCAAATACCAAGTAATGGTCCAACAATTATAACCGCTACTATTAGTACAATTCCGATAATTAATTTAAAAATAGATTTTATAATCATAACCAAAATTCCTCCCAAGGATAAACTAACCAACAGTCCTCTTCTGCTTTATTAACAGTCCAGACACTATAATCTATATCCTTAACTTGACTAGACATATTATGTGTTAAAACTGCAAACCTAACGCTATCTCCCCAGATGTAGTTCCATTTAGGATCATTGGGAAAACAACCACTCGGCCAATCTTTTTTAATCCAATTAATAGTTGATCCTTGATCATTTATATCGTCAACTATTAATATATTTTTACCATTGAACGCATCTTCTGCCATGCCAAGATTACTAACACAATCTCCGCCATCTCGTAAACTGATATCAAGACTGTTCATTTTAATTCCTGTATATTGACTTATAAGATTTGCAGGAACTAATCCGCCTCGCCCAATACCAACTATGTAATCAGGTCGCCAGTAATGGGCGTTCATTTGTCTGGCAATTTCTAAACAAGCACCTTCTACTTGTTTCCAAGTGTAGTAAACTTTCTTCATGCAGTTAACCCGTAGGCTAATGTTTGAAGTTCTTCTTTAGTCATAAAGAAATTATATGTTTGGCTATCGGCAACTTTACCGTCTTTCAAACTTTCTTGAATAACATTGAGATTAAAAAGTCCTTTGGGATTTATGACTTCCCATTTTTCTAAACGCACTCTATACCCTGCGTTTTCTTTAATAACCATTTCTTTATAAGAATCTTTAACTGATTCATGCAGTTCCATCTTCATCTCCTTTAATTGCTTCAAATGTCCTATACTTACCCAAAGCCGCAATGTATTCGTCATGTAATTTTTTTAGCTTTGGATACTTTTTCTCTAGTTTAACATCTCTCTCAGGAATAGTCAATACTTTTTCAATTGTTCGTAATCTTTCTTCTAAGTCTTGTCCGTTTAATACTAATCGCCCTTTAACTTCTAGTTCAGGTGGGCTTTGTTTGATAACCATTACATGCTCATTTGGAGTAGCCCAAGTTACACCGTTAGTACCTGTAGTTGTATAAATCTGCCCAGACGTCCCGGTACTAGTAGTAGTATAAACGTGGCTACCGCCATTTAGTGTAATATTGCTAGTACCAACTGTTCCTCCAAGTCCTGCACCTGTCAGTGTGATTGTGCTGTTATTAGCTGTTGTGTTGTTTGTTGTGTAAGTATAGCTCATTATGAATCCATCTATCTTTGACGAGAAATCCCCATTCTCTCGTTTGCGGACCAGGCATAAACAAGGTCCAAGGTGTTACACCTTCCTTTAATTCAATTCGATGATAGCTATTGGCACTACAAAAACGGAAATGTCCAGGCCCTCGCCATTTACGAACCTCTTGATTATTTTCTAAAACCCATTCGTAGTAACCACCTGCTAAAATTAGTGTAAAGTAAGGCCAAGGATGATCATGTACATCACCGGGATCGCCTTTGTGAAATTTGTGTAGGAATATATTAAATGGAAAACGATTACGATTCTTTAAAAACAAATAGTAACGAGTTAGTAATGGTTCGTTACATTGACGATCCATAATTATACGTTTACGGTCATGACTCTCTAACCAATTAAGGCTTAGGTCTTTGATCTTTTGGAGTATCATAATCGTCCTTTACTAGTTTATATGTTGTTACAAATTTTTCGTAGGCTATTTTTAATCCTGGATATTCTTTACACATATCCTGTATTCTGTCCCATGTAGGAAAACAGTTTATAAATTCTTCATTACTAACAGTCCAGATATTTTGATATGAACTTAGATCATCGACAACAATAGTGCCAATACTAGTTCCTGATAAATTTCCAATATCATATCCTCCACCTGTTAGTGTAATAGTACTAGCCGAAGCTGTATTCAACGATGATAAATCAATTGTAATAGTATCCGAACTACTACTTGATGTTATTGAGTAGTCCTGTGGCGCTGAAGAAATGTTCATGTAAATCTCTCGATTGTTTATGCACAGTAGGTACAAATTTAGTATAGTTTTCCATATATTGCATAATTTTACTAACTAAAAATGGTCTACTTGCTTGGTATGATTTGAAATCTTCAGTCCAAGTACTTGGATATTTGAAGGTTTCGTAATACATCTCTGTGTAACTAAGTCTATCTGGAACCATAGGAATAGCGTCAACTACCGCACCTTCATAACAACTAATGCCTAAAGTTTCTTGTAAGTTAGCACTAAACACTATTTTTGCTTCGCCTAACAAGTTATGATATTCATTTTTTGTTAGTTGTTGATCCTGACACACTACAAATTCATACTGCGGTAAGTGTGTAGCTAAATCTCGAAAAATTTCAACTTGCTTCTCGGGTGCGATGCGATGTGGGAAAAGAATAAGATTACGCTTGGGCATATTCTTATACATTTTTAATGTATCTTCCATATACTCCATAGGCCACCCAGTGCGTACATATTTGCCAGACTCTAGCATATCTGCTTTATCTTCCTCTTCCCAAGGATTTTCAACAAGCCCGTCATTTAGTAGATTATGATGGAACATATCAATATGGAAAGTAGTAGCAAAATAATTGTGATCAAATGCCGCAAAGAAAGATTTTTCTGCGTGTCTAACCCAAGGCTTGTTGCCAACTAGTCGACCTAAGAAGTCTTGTGGATCGTAACTGCCAGCATGCCATAGGCCATGTGTAGTTACTGGAATACCCAGCAACTCACTCATGTACTTTAAGTTTATGATACCCGGGTGCCAAGCATCAGTAAAAATAAAGTGATCGCCGGGATGAACGGCTCCGTTACAAAATAACCTGCCCATCTGCTCAACTTGACTAGACTTGTATATGTTAGTCCCACCAAAATTAAGAAAGGCGCCAGGAGTAGTGGCACTAGGAATGTCCGTAGGACCAGAGATAATTTGAACATCATGTCCTCTTTTCTTTAAGAGAGCAGGTACATGAGTCTTCCATTGACCCGTGTACCTTGTCTCTACAGCTTCTAAATCAATTAAGAATACTGTCATTGATTATAACGTGGCTTATTACCTTGATAGGGCTTTCTTTCGCCACTCCATTGTTTCTTTTCGCCGTTCCATGGCTTACGAGGGCGTGTACTTTTTTCATAGTTCCGCCAAACCCAACTTTCTCTGTTGTAGAGATGAGCTTCATTAAACTCAACTAATTCCATACGGCAATAATTACGGAATGAATCTAGGTCGTCAAAAATTTTGACGATGTCAGGACGAGTTTCAAAATAATTGATATCGTTATAGTTTTTAGCCATTGCAGCCTCTTTATAGTTAGTACTTGATAAATGAACCATTTTCTCCGTCTTCGGAGACTTCAATCCAAACCTCTCGGTTAGGATACTTTAGTGCGATGATGTTGTATAAATCTTCTGACATCATCTCACAACTTTTATGATCAAGGCTTAAAACGGCACCCTGACCATTATACAACGATATGAGCCATCGTTTGAATTGGATGAACTCGATGTCCCTATCATCGTGTTGCACACTGATCCACACCCTGAAATGAAAAATGTGGCGATGAGGGTAACCCAAAAACGATACGTCATATTCGTCTCCTGTAGCTAGATTTGGATCTGTAAGTGCTGCAGGGTATTTATGAATACCTTCCTTCTGGAAAGTGACCCATATCATTTTGTTTGGTCTAATATCTTGTTTAATTATCATTTGGTGTTATTTCTGAATCTTGAGTATATTGATCCCAATAGGTAAATTTATCTTTACCCATTAGGCTGTGTAAGTGATGAGTCCAAACACCTGGGTTTGTAGCACCCCATGTCTTATCATCTAGTTTGAGCGTTGCGTTGTAGTTTAATTGATTAATGTACGGCAACTTAACACTAATCATAGGAATAAATTTTTCATATTCGGAATAGCCAGATTCGATAACACCTTCGATGTGTTCAACACCAAAGTCTAACGCAACCCAGTATCCTGCTTTTAAGCATCCAAGGATAACATCGTCCCACGGTTTGTATTCTGCGTGTGAAATGCTTTTAGGTTTGAAACTTTGACTAGTTCCAAAGTAAATTTGTTTGACTTGACAATGTTCTGCCCATTGTAGAATTTCATCTAGCGGAGGAGTACCAACTACAAATAGTGTGTACATTCCGTAGGCAATAGTATGTTCTACTTCATAGCCTGTGAAATAAACTACACCTTGCCGTTCTTCTGTATTCAATCCCATTTAATATAACCTCTGCTGTAGCCATTTGGACGATCCACACCATCCGCAAATGCCTGTTGCCACTCTATATCACGATTATAACCTCTAGTCCAAAAAGAATCAACATTTAGATAACCGTTTTCAATCATCCATACAGCATCTTTCATACACTGATGAAAATTTGGATTACGTGGACTTGGTTTAATAGTAGTAACAGCTCTCCAAAGTTGCTGTTCTGCTTCTGCTCTTGATACAGCTTTGCCAACAGCATCAACAATTAATGCGTTATTATTTAGACCAATGTCTAGTCCTAGTTCGTATTTTCCACTAAGATCAATAATAACATCATAGCTTTCAGTTGTACCAAATAGTAGTATATCTCCCCATAGGTCAATATTACTAGAACCTAGTACATCAACGTTTTCACAGTGTTTAAATTTAGTTAATGTGTGATAAGCAACCCAAGCTAAAAATCCACTGCCAATAATCAGTATCTTATCTTGTCTAGAAACATCAGCAACGTCTACAGCATTAATACCACATGCTACTGGTTCGATAATATAACGTGGATGCGCTTCTGGCACTTGTACATATTCATCTTTGCGTACATTATAAATGTCTGCATACGCAGGTTCACCACGTGTAGCAACATAATCGCCGAAAGTTACATTGGTAATATTAGAACCAATGCCAATTACTTGTCCTAAACCTTCGTGTCCTTGCATATGAAGAGGTAAAGGTCCAAAATTACCTTGCATCATATCAATGTCACTACGACACACACCTGTCATTACTGCACGAACACAAATTTCGTCTTCAGTTAGTGGTGGAACATCGTATGTTACTTCTTCAAAATAACCTTGTCCAGTTGTTTGTAAACAGCGTGTCATAGTTTTTCTATTTTTTCGTGTATCCAAAAATCTTGTTCAAACTGATTTTTCCAGTAGACATCATTATTTAGGTTTGAAACGGCATCAACAATCATGTTATGATATGCTTCTTCTGGACACCAACCTAATTCAAATCGTTGTACACTGGTATCTTTCATAATGAATATAATAGAACTATCTTCTTCTTTCATAGTTCGCCAATCTGCAACTAAAGTCCACTTACTACCAAACAGTAAATGACAACGATCATCTACGTCATACGTTCCGTTAGGGTTCACGGTCCCGTATTCGGTACTATCAATGCTTTCAAGATTATGAAGTTGCAATGAATGTTTTCCAGTTACTGTTTCTTTACGCCAGTTTGGATTCATAGCAATATAAAGGCTCAGTAAGTGCGGCATTAAATCTCTGCTAACACCTCCAAATGCTAATTTTCGAGTAGTAAACCAACTACCTGGACTAGGTATGCAATTTTTTCTAACCCAGCGAATATGTACTTGTTTTGCGTGATTTGCTTTTTCTAGCAAGTCTGCAATATTATTACGCCACATATTGTTTTTAACCATCATGAAGCGTGTTTCAGGAAAATCTTCTACTAGACATTGCCAACATTTACTGTCAATTAAACCTGGTTTTTCAATAAAAACTATTTTACTAACACGAGCAACTGTTCGTGCTATAACTTCGTGTGTAAAATTAGGAGTACAGATATGCACAGTATCAAATGGTGCATGAGACAAGATAGCAGATTCAACAGTAGGTAGCATCGCTCCTTTACTAATATCTGAATCAACAGTAATAACTTCGTGACCAAGTTTTTCTAAGACAGTTTTGTATAACTGTCCAATACCCATACCAACTACAAGACTACGCTTGCTCATTCTTTTCTGCCTTTGATTGTTCGTATTGTTTAAAAAGCCGAGTTACTGCTTCCATTTGTACGGCAAATACATCTGGTGCTCCCTCGGCCGCACGTTCCATATCCCATTCACTAGGATAATGACGTAACATTGCTCGAGCGTGTTCTCTTATAATTTTAGGAACTCGTGGTGTATGCTGTGGGTTGCACAAGTCAAGTAAGAATCTTCGAGTTTGGATAACAGAACGATATCGTTCGTCAGGTAATGTCATGAATACTTTCTTCTAATTCATCAAGTTTACTAATTTCGTCTTCGGTAAATTCATCACCGTGTTCTTCTTCTGATTGTACACTCGAATCTTCTACTTCGTCAAACAAACTGGCAAACATGGTGCTGGCGTTAACCGTTTTCTTACCAATTGCACCTCTTGTACCTGGAATAGACATCCAAAACTTACTGTACATTTCAATGATGTCTTCTGCTTCTTGCCTATTTGGTGTACTAAAAATAGCTTCAACAATATCTTTGAAGTATGTTCGATTGAATTTTTCATCAACTAACATAGCTGGACACAATCCTGCATCATATTGTCGATTGGCTTCTTGGACGCTGTTCAAATGTAACCAAACATTATGCCCCATCATAATTGCGTAAGTAAAACTATCCCAAGATGTTTTTCCAATCTTACCAATTTTGTTCACGTCGTTTGGACCGTAGATACAAATTTTGTTAACTTCAACTCCGTCCATGATAGGACTGGTAGTAAAACTATCAAAATGTCCGTCTTGCACTACTACGTCTTGGAATAATCTTGTGTCTTTTGCATATTTTTTGTCATCAAGAGACGGCAACATTCTGTAGAGCCATTTTTCTCTGTCTTTAATTTCTGTTTGGACGTAGATTTGTCCGTTTGCTGTTGCAAGGAACGGGCTGGCGCAGTCAAAAGATATGGTAAAGTTTTCATTATGATGTTTCCTTATTGCACGTTGAAGATCTGTGAGCAGTAGTGCCCACTCTAACTTACTAGTACCCAAGAAGTGCATCCAATCCTGATGACCTTTTTCTAAAAGACCATCAAATTTCAATGCTACTAATCTTTTTAATACAAGGTGAACGTCACACATATTTTGTCCACCCATAGCCCAGCCATTAAATGGTTTTTCATATTTTGTTGGATCACAAAAATCTTTCATTTGTTGATACCAATCTTCGGCTTGCTGGTGGTTTTCACCTTGTAAAACATTTAAAAACTTACAAGCACCTGTGCGGTGTTTGATAAAATATTCATTGTTATATTTGGTTGCTTCAACTGCCTGCTGATATGAACTAATATTAGTAGCAGCTGCACCTGCTGGGCTACGAGCAACCCACGCTGGAATATCCAACACCATACCGTAGTCCATTAATGCATCCATCCACGCTAATACTTGTTCACGTTTCTTTTGTGCCGCATCTAATTGTGCTTGATAATTTTTAACATGGTCAATCTTAGTCATTTTAGGATTGCCATTTTTATCAAGTTTAGGATTACCACTAGCATCTAACTGTGGAACTAGTTCAACACCTTTGGCCTTTATTTCTGCCCACTTAGCCGCAACTTCTGGACCAGTTGGATCACGCCACTCACCTGCCCATACACCTTTGCCAATTTGGAATCCACCAGAATCACCTAGCACCCAACTGGTACTACGATCTCTGTTGCGAAACATGTCTTCACTTGGATCTGGTTTAGACAAATCTAAGTTAGCATGACCTGCTGAATATAAACAATGGTCAAAGTAAAACAACGCATTTGGATTTAGATAGTTCATTGCTTCTACACCCATAGGTCCAAAGCTGGCAGGAATACGTGCAGGATCTACATAATTTCCATGACGCTGTTTACCTATGTAGGTGCTAAAGAATCCAGATGTAGCTGGCAAGAAATATGCGTAATCGTTTTGTGTTGCTGTTAAGTTTTTATTCATATCAAATGTTGTGCCAATACCATACAGCTAATCCATGCCCATATAGTGTTAAATCCTACTAGTGTTGGTAATAGTTTCTTTTCACTGGCCCAAATAAGTGTAAGGCTAGTTAATAGTGTAAAGAAATATAACCACCAAATTTGTATGCCAAATATTAAGCCAGGAACAATGATACAGGCTTTTGCCGCCCAACTGGCAAATTCTACAGTATTGTAGTCAGTCCAATATTCCTTTGTAAACCACATGCTATAGCATTCTTTAATATTTTTAAATCCTATGTGACGATATACTGCACCACATAGTACTAAGAATGCTAAACATCCGGATAGTATCTGTATGTTATTCATTACTTGCTCTGTGCTGGAAGAATATAATTGTATTCAGCAACACCACTATCTACGGTAATCATCATTGCACCAACATCTGCAATTTTCATTGTAATATTACCAGACAAGTTAAGAATGCTCATTACTTGTACAACAGGCCAAGACCAAGTTTGTTTTAGTTTACCTGTAACACCAGATTCAAACACAAATTCTCCAGCGTGTGTACTTGCATCACCAAAGCTAAACACTAGGTTGTCGTCTTCGCTTTTTACTTGGAACACGCTTTCTTCACTGTGTGCGTTTGCTTGAAACTTTAAACGTTGAATACTAGCAACGCTTGGCTCAAATTCGATATCCCACTTAGCGCCTTTAAATTTAACTGATTTCAATTTTTCATTAATAATTTCAGTATTCATAAAACGATAGTCGTTTTCAAAATCGCCGTCTTTGTTTTCAAAGTGCAAACCTGTCGGAATTTCTTCTCCATTACGCTGTGCCTTAGTTACACTAATTTTTGCATGTTCTTTATATTCTGGACATTTCAAATGAATGTCTAGTTTATTTAGGTTCGGCATACCAAACACACCTGTAAATTCATCTACTGGTGTTTTAGTTTTTGCGTTAACAATAACACTACGGTCTTCAGCCATAGCTTCGATTTCTGTTGCTTCTTCAGTAGAACTAATTTTTACCAAAGGAATAAATCCTAGGCTATGTGTATGTGCTACCAGGTCTTGTAAAATGTCTTTCATATGAGTCTCCATGTTTAATGATTATATTTAGGTTTTTGTCTAAAGTCAAGAGTTTTTTCTTACTTTTTTATTGTAATTGATAGCGGATTCTACCAATGTTACAGGTGCTTCAATAGTGTTCGCCCAATGTACAAATGCTTCTGTGTCCTTGGGAAAACAATGCCCGCCAAATCCACGTAGTCCGTCTGGTCCAGGTACTAGTGTATGACTACTGCCAATTCGATTATCTTGCGATATAATTTGTCTTACTATATCAAATTCCATTCCTGTCTTTTGACAAATATCGTATATTTGGTTAAAGAAACTGGTCTTTAAAGCAAGGAACGAATTAGCAGAATATTTTATTAGGCATGCTTCGTGGGCAGTACAATTAAAAATTAAATTACAGTTGGGTAATGTAGTTTGAAATAATTCCTGCCAAAAACATTCTGGATCTTCTCCGCCTAGCACAATATATTTTTGATTGATAAAGTCTGTATTAGCAGATACTGCTCTTAAAAATTCTGGACTATAAACAATACTGTGTTTGGAATATATTTCTTCAAACGCATCAACAACCGCAGGTGTTACTGTACTTTTAATTAACACAGGCATAAAGATTGGAGTTTGATCTAATACATTGGCAATGTTTTCTGCAATAATTCCATTTTCTCCTGTAGGAGTGTTAACACAAATGATCAACCCATCGGCATCGTGATGATATTGTATTTCATTTGTTGTGTATTGAGGATCTACAATTACAATTTCGTGTTCAGATTTCAAAGCATTATGTACTGCCTTACCAACAAATCCGTATCCTGCAATTATAATTTTCATATTAAAACTCGAATAAACTGTTAAATGTATTTTTTTCTTCTGTACTTCGAATATCCCAATTTAGTACACCAATAAGATTACCCAATTTATTATCAATAATGGTTTGTTCCATTTCTTCGTGGTCAAAAGGTAAATCTTTAAACCACTGTGGCAAACGTAATTCATCTACTGGATATGCAACACTAGTAAAGCCCATGGGATTTTGTTTTAGTTTACAAACAATTACTTTTTGTCCATCGGTAATGGACATGGAGTATTTGTCTCCGTACATTCTTTTGAGCGTATTCCAATTAATGCTTGCTCTAACATGACCAGGCATATTTGCCTTGCCAGCTTTCTTCTCTTTACTTTCGTATTCTGTAATGTTGTTTGCACGTTTAGGACTTCCTTTCTCCCAACCAGGTCGGGCTTTAAATGCTGTACGAAAATGTGTAATATGATCTAACACATCTTGTTCGGTTGCACCAGTTAATACTTTTTCTAAAATGTCACTTAAGAAGTTTTGAATAAATTCTGGAGTGTCACTGCGTTTAAGATCTAATCCCATAGCTTTGATCTTACCAGGCTTACCTTCTAGGTCTGTTCGTTTACCTTCTTTGTCATAGTAAAGAACGGCATAACGCTTTTTAGTAATGAATAGACTTTTACTACCAACAATTTCGCGTCCTGCTTTAATAACCTCTCCGCGAGTCTTAGGTACGTGAAACGCATCTAACATAAACTGCGGAAAAGTAGTGTTTACTTCTTCACCAATTTGATCATACAACTGTATAACTGTTTCTTTAGTCCATGGAACATGTCCAGCATCAATTTCTTTCTTTAGTGTTTTGTAAGCACTAAAATAACAGGAATCTGTGTCTCCGTAGATAATGGCTTTGCCCACATGGTTATATTCTCCCGCAATGATTTCATTGACTTTTCCAGCCATGTGTTTGGCGATCTGTCGACCTGTAAGAGTTGTAGATTGCCCAATACGCTTATCAAAAAAGCGACAGCCAGGATTGAGAATGGCACCATAGAGCGAGTTAAGGTTAATCTTTTTAACCAACTGTCTCTTATCCCAATATTCTTCTTCAATTTTGTTACCAGCATTGATAGCCTCCTTTAGTTTGGCCTGCATCTCTTTACGTTCTGCATACCAGCGTTTAAGTAGCCCTGGAATAATACCTTCTTTTTCATAGGTAAAGATAGTACCGTTAGCTGAAAGCATCCAAGGCTGATTACTTTCAAAAATTAATCTATAAACTTCTGCCGCCGATACAACATCACTAGTTCCATCTTCCCAGTCGATAGTAATATCTGAACCAATCTCTTGATTCATTACAGCAGTGTATTCTAATGATCCAAAAACGCCTTCCCACGCCGCCGCAAAACTCTTACCTTTTGCCATTTGGCTTTGTAAGAATTCTTCTGTCATTGTTTGACGTAATTGTCCAACAATAGTTTCTGGACCCATGTTCAATGCACGAATGGCACTGGGATATAGACTGTTAATGTCCAGCGAACCAACCCAGTCTTGAATGCCTTCTTTAGGATACGCAACATACGCACCTGCTGCCGCTGTATCTTCTCGCTCACTCATCTTAGGACGATTAGGAACTACAAATCCTCTGCGATGCGCTTCGTTAATAATAGCCTGTTCAGTTACAGCAACAGCACCCATCGTTGTTTGAAGCAATACTGTATTTTCATGTGCCAGTGTATTAGCAAGATCTAGGAATTTTAATTTTTTATCAAGTCTGTCCAATAGCGCACAGTCTTGTCTGTTGTATTCGACGAACGTTTTAAAATCGTTGTTGTAGAGTTGGTCCAAAGTTCCTTCATACTGAGTTTTTCTTTCACCCAGCTCGTATTCCGCGATGGCATCCAATCGATAGGAGTGTCTTTCTTCATATGTGTATTTCCTATAAAGTTCAAGATAGTCTACGTGTACGCGACCAATAAAATCATAAGTTGTTGCTGTACGTCCAAATTTTTCATATTCACGTTTGCGTGGAAATTGTTCAAACAAACAAAAACGTCTTGTGTCTTCTTTTGATAAGACTTTAGTAACACGGTTAGTAGTATAAGGAATATCAAATCCTTCACTGTTCCAGCCAGTTAGCACATCGGCATCTTTAATTAAATCCAAAAACATGTCTAACAACTCTGCTTCATTGTCAAACAAATAAGTATTAGGAAATTCTTTGACCATTTCTTTAGCATCTTCCATACTAACTTTTTTAGGAGGAATTGCCAAACAAATCATAGTATCTAACCATTGCAAGTGAACGGCAATGGCGGTGATTGGCATAAACGCATCGTCTGGACTTGCATAGCCGCGTTCAGGATCAAAGTCTACCTCAATATCGAAAAATGCTACATTTAATTTCGGAGCATCTTGATTGAGATAGTTTTCACTCAAGCAAACAAATATTGGATTTATATCTGCTTCGTACAGAGTTTTGCCACTATTAATGGCTTGCTCTTTACGTAATTCTTTTGTGTTTTTACAAACAATACGGCTTACTGCTTCACCGTAAATTGATAGATGTTTACCCTTAGGGTCTTTAACATAAAGTGTGTGACGTACAGGAATATCTCTAAATTCTCTGTCGCCTTTTTTGTTGCGTTCAACCACACGAATAATATCGTTGTCGCGGTCGAACCATGCATCAACATAGCTCATTTATTTCTCTCCATGCGATTTAAGGCTCGCAAATACCAAATACGGCAGATTATGGCCTGCCTTGCCTTTATATTATAGCAGATTTAGATACGTTTTGTAATATCCAAAATTGCTTCAATTTCTTCCCAATCAGCGTTATAAGCCTGCCAATCGCCTTTGTGTGCAATTTTGATGGCTTTGTTAATAACACTGGGTTTTACCTGTAGTTCTTCTGCAACTGCCTTAACTGTTTCTTTCAAGCCTTCTTGAAGATCTTCGATTTCACGTAGTACAGTAGATCCTTCACTGATTAGTCTTTCCAATTTTGCCTTTTCTTCTGCGCCGTAGTTGCGTCCTGACATGTAAATCTCCTAATAATATTGCCTATTATACTATACTTATGTTTACAAATCAAGAGAAGAGTTAAAAAACGGCAAAATAAATTTGCCGTTTTTCTTATGATGAAAAATCTATACCAAATGTCTTTTTAGCATCATATCCTTTGCTATCTAAATATGATTTTACAGCGGCACGTTTTTCAGGCGTAGCATTATCGTATGCTTTTTTAACTTCACCCTTGGCTAAACTAGGGTATTGAAATGCCGTATCAATGTCCGACATTTCCTTAGAACTTAGTGTTGCTTTAGGGCTAGTACGATTAGCTGTTGGTTCCGGTGTTACTGAGTTTTTTTTTGATTATATGCATCTATTCGAGCTGTCTGTGCAGAACTTAGGTCACTTAGTTGTTGAGCGTTCATACCGGAAGTATCTACAACTTTATCGCTTAGTGCTCCACTATTGCTACTACTGCCGCTAGTTGCTGGTTGTGTGCTAACACTACCTTCTTTAAATCCTTCTGGTGCTTTGGCTCCAGCAGCAACGCCTGCTTTAATAGTTTCAGCAGTTTCTGGGTCGGTTGGCCAACCACCATATAGTTTGGCAAGAAGAGCTTCAAGTTCGCTAAGTTGACGTTTGCGTTCTTCTTCTTTTGGATCTGGTGCTGGTGCTGGTGCTGGTCCAGTATCTTTTACGCAAGTTTTTCCATCTGGACTTAACTTATAACCAGTTGGGCACTTACCATCTGGGCCTGGAACAACTGGTTGAGGATCAACTTCAGGACCATTAGGGCCTGGTTCTGGTTTATCACTACGATTAGCAACATATAGGCCAATACCTAGAGCCGCAAGCGCAGCTAACAATGCTACGAATTTATTATTCTTGATTAAACGAGCAAATCGTCCGCCAAGGAAACCAACTTTGTACAATAGTCCTTCGCCTTTGGCTGCATCTGCTGTTAATTTAGCAACAGCATCATCACCTACCTTACTGCCAACTTTTTCTGCATTAGCAACAGCATCATCACCTACCTTACTGCCAACTTTTTCTGCATTAGAAACAGTTTTACTAGCAGCATCATCACTTACTTTTATTCCAAGTCTTTCTAATTCTTTTCTAGCAACGGATCTTTGTAAAGCAGTAAGACTTTGATTATTTGCCATTACTTGAAGTTCTTGTGGAGTTTTTCCTACAATCGCTCTAGCAGCTTCATCTGCTGGATTTAATGCTGCTGGTGCAGCAGGTGCCGCTGGTGCAGCAGGTGCCGCTGTTGCTGGACGTACAGGTCCTCTTGCTTCAATTTCTTTAGCCAGTTTTCTTGCAGCACGAAGTTCCCCAGGAGAGGCAACTTTAGATGCTAATGGTTCGTTAGCAAGTCGAGCTAATCTTTGTCCTCTTGGACCACTTGCCATCATTTGATCAATAACCCAACTTGCAAATTTTATTCCGCTATCAGTTTTGCCTTCGTCGATGTCATAGTCTTCAGCTAAACCAGATAATGCAAGTATACGTTCTAATTCGATTGATTCAGCAGTAGCAGTAGTTCCTTGTGTAAATCCACCATCGCTGGCATTAGATGTTGTATTTTTAGCTGATTGATTCATGAATGCGCTTGCACCAGATCCTGATGAACCGCCACTAGTTGAACTGCCACTAGTACCTGCTGATGCAACTTCTGCACCGTCTGTAATACCAAACTCAGCTGCAAGTGCTAATAATTGATCACCTGTAATTTCTTTACCTGTAACTCCTACTTTAGCTAATGCAGTTTTAACTTGATTTGGATCAATTTCTTGAGAAGCATTAGCTGCACCATTTGCAGATGCCAATTGTGTACCAGCACCCATTTCTTTCTCAGGTGCATCTTCTGGGTTTGGTCCTTGAGCAGATGCTGCAGCCGCTGGCGCTTCAGCGGATGCTACTTGTGTTAAACCCGCATTATTTTTTATTTTGTCTAGTTCATTTCTAGCTTCTTGTTCGCCTGCGGTTCCATCAGCAGATGCAGATGCAGATGCTAATGCTGTTGGTGATGCATCAGCTGGAACAACAGTTTGTGTAGCTGATTGATTAACCTCACCGCTTGGTACAGTTTGTGTCGTAGTTGTATTTGCTTGAGCTAAACCATATTTCTTTGCTATTTCTGGATACTTGGCAATAGCCGCACGAACTTCCCCGCCCATTTTTCCATCTCGGCCATATTTTGGAAATGCTTTCTTATCAATTTTAAATACTTCTTCTTGGAATGCTTTAATATTCTTATCAAACTTAGCAGCAGGTTGTGGTCTTACAGGTGTGTTGCTTTGACTATTTGCAACAGCAAGATTATCAAGTTGGTTAGTTCCAAGTGATGTACCAACTACTGCGGTTGTTCCGCCTGCAAATTTGGCAAGAGCATTTCCACCTAGTTTAGTTGCTACATTTTTTCCTGCATTAAACACTGCTGTAACACCACTAGGACCAACTAAACCTAATATATCTCCCATAGTTATGTTACCAATAGGATTGTTTGCATCTAGTTTATAACCAACCGCATCTGATGCTGTGCGTACATTTAAAGCATTTGGGTTTTGATTATATGCTTGATCAATTGCTTTTTGCTTTTCTCTTTCTTTTGCATAACTAGTATTTGGATCAAACGCACTACTAGCCGCCGCTGCCGTCATGTCGGCTAGATCAAATGTTGCCATATTTGCCCAGTCTTTAACTGTTTTGCCCACATGGTCGCTCCAATCTAATTTAGCATGACCTTTCTTTAACAACGCTAGGTTATGTTTTACTTGATCGGGGCTTAGATATCCTGTTATACTTGGTTCATAAAGTTTGGCACCTGCTTTTTTTCCTTGAGGTGTTAACGACATTTCACGCAACATTTCTAAATCAACATTTTCTTTAACTGTAGCTGTACCACCACTTCGCTCTCCTTGTGCCGGAGCTGCTGCTGGTGCTGCTGGTCTTGCTGGTTTAATTGCTGCAATCACTTCTTTAATACGTGCAATTAGTCTGTCTCTTGCTGGAATGTATTCTTTAGTATATCGTACAATTAGTGCATTAGCATCAGCTTTATGCTTGATAGGTTCAGCATCTTTAACTGTCTTTTTAAGGAACTGGTGTTCTTCAGGAGTAATAGCTTCTAAAATGGTTGTATCAATACCAAATTCTGCTAATAGTAAACTAGAAAGACTTTTACCTTCTAACATTGCGGTATTAGATTCAACAGACTCAGCAAGTGCCTTGTCTAACAAGCCATCTGCTTTATCGATAGCAGCAAACAAATCGGCTCTGGCATAAGCAGATGGTTTTGCTTTTTTCTCATCTTTACCCATGAAACCTAAAAGTGCATCTGTTTTTGCACTGTTAGGAATAAGACCTTCGTCTTCTAGTTGTTCAACTTCGCTTTGGTATGCACCAAAGCTGGCAAATCGTCCGTCTTTATTAACAAATTTTCCTGAAACAGGATCAAATAATCCTGCATATCCAAATTTACGAGCAAACCCTCCAATTATTGATGCACGTTTGTTAGCGTCAAGTTCTCGACCTACAGCCTGTTCAATATCTTGTAATCGTAAACCAACTCTCTCCATTAACTCTTCTGATTCAGTTAATAGTTGAGTTTGTTCAATACTGTCTAGTTTGTCAATTAGTGATCGTAAATCCATTTTCATTGTTCCTTATTTGTATCCGTTGGCTCGCCAAACGGGAATACTTGTACCCATTCTGTTCCTTGTTTTTGTACCCATTTTTTAGGATTAAATTTACTACGGATGATTCCGTGTAATTTTAATGCTTTTTCTTGCGTGTCCCTAAAACCCTCTGCATGAGCACTACGTTCTTCGTGATTATCAATCATGCGTTGTTTTAATCTGCCATCTCTATAGATATACATTAAATTAGCTTCATCATCGATTTCTCTACGAGGACGACCAAAGCCTGTGCGGCTACTATCGTAATCACGCTGATAAGAATCAAAACCACCATATCGACGATTTTCTAATACACGTTGACTAATTTGTTGAGCATATTGTTTTACTAATTGTTTGCGTTCTGTTTGTTGTTGTAATGTTGCTTCTTCAACTTGTTGAAAGTATTTGCCAATAATAGATACTTTTTTCGCAACAGGTTTTTGATAATGTTGCATAGTCATTTGTACTGGCAGTGCAACTTTATGTGGATTTGCACCTTCAGTTACAACTGATAGAAATTTCTTCATGTCATTAGAACCTTCTACAGGTTTTGTAGAAATGCCATCCATTGCCTGTAGAATTTTCTTCATGTCCATACAATTATCCGTTTAAACGTGTTAAGAATTGTTTCATGCGACCTAGTTCATCAGATTCTCTTAGAGGATTGCCTACTTTAGCAGCCATTGACGAGTCACCAACTGCTGCTTGCTTTCCTACCTTAGGCATCATTGCCGGATTATTAACTAGTGCTTGTTTTATTGGTGCTGCTGCAGTTGTTGGCTGAGTTTGTGTTGTTTGACCTCTAGCTTGTTGATAACCTGTTTTTGCTGCGTTTGCTACATCCGTTACACCTTGTACTATATTAGATCCAATTTTTTGTGCGCCTTGTACAGCACCTTGTACGGTGTTAACAACATTACCAACTTCTTTTCCTGCTTGATTAGCTGCACCTTGTACAAATGCTCCTGGATTTTGTGCTATTCCTTGAGCACCTTGAACTATAGGTTGTGCAAGTCCAAATGTTGCGGCATTCGCAATATCCATTCCAACACCTTCTTCGGCAGATACATCTCCTGCACCTGGCATATCTTTTGGTTCTGCTGGTGTATTTTCAGCAGATCCTGTTGTATCACCTGGTATAGTATTTGCTAAATTTTTAAAATAGTTTTCTACAGCTTGTCCGCCTTGTTGTACAGCTTGAGCAAGTCCTTCAGGATCATTTTGTTTTGCATAGTTAAGCAAAGCCTGTAAACCAGCCTGTGCCTGTGCTTTATCTTCTTCACTTAATTGTTCTTCTGGAAGTAACGCTTGTAAACTTTCTTTAAGACTTTTTGCTTTATTCTTCCACATAGCGGCCGCAGCAATTTTCTTGCCTTTTTCGCCACCACCAGCAGCTTTGGCTACTTTGTCAAATGATTTTCCTGGCTTGCCAATGTCTTTACCTGCTTTGGCGTCTTTAACTACAGCAGATTTCTCCTTCTTGGTCATACCCGCACTTGGCGCACTTTCTTCCATACTGCATTCTTTCATGCCATGCACTGGACATGACTTACCTTTTGGCGTATGATTGCATTTATCGTCAGAAGCTTCATCTACTTTTTTATCAAAAGGTTTTTTCTTCTTATCAGCAACTGCTTTTTTCATCGGCTCTTTTTTATCGCCATCTTTGTCCATGTCTAAAAAATCTGGCTTTGCACTTTCGTTAGTCTTACGATTGTCAAATTTTTCACCGTCTTTCATGCCCCATGTACCAGTCTTAGACTGTTTTAATTTTGGAGCACGATCTTTCTTTTCAGCAGCTGACATTGCCTTGGCATGACTCTTTTTACCCTTACCAGACTTGTCATCTCCATCTTCATCGCTGAAACTTGATGCAGGACGCTCATGCTTTAATCCTGTTGCAGTTTTAGTTACAGTATTACCTGCGGAGGTTTTATATGTATCGCCAACTTTAGATTTTTCATCAAAGCCTTCTTTGACTTTTTCTTCTTTGGCTTTTTTACTAGCTTGGAGTTTCTTTAGCTCTGCAACTTTAGCTTTAGCTTCCATTAACTTGTTTTTAAGTTCAAGTTTTTGGCTTTCGTTATACATTTCATTGTTGTCTAATCTAGCACCATAATCGCTAAATTCCATTTCATATTCTAAATAATGGAATACGCTGGCAATGTAGTCAGCGGCTTTAGTAATTTTAGCCTGTACCCATCCTTCAAGTTGGGCATCATCGTCTAGTTTTTTAAACAGTTTTAAACTGTAGTTGGCTAGTTTATAAAGATCAGCTTTGGCCATTGCGCCTTCGCGATCTGATTCACCGTGGGATCCAATTGGTCTTTGGTTCATGTTATCTGGTTGCATGTCGTCGTGCATAGTAAAAACTCCGTTATCGTATATTTAGCGTCTTTTAATAGTCTTACCACCGAAAATACTAGTACCTTTTAGGTCTAACGCATTAACCGCAGTACCATCTTTCTTCTTTTTCTGCTTGATTTTAGGCTGTGCTGGAGCCTTTGTACCACTTATTCCACCCCAAGGGTTACCAATATAGCTTGATTTACCTCGAGCCTTGCCTGGGCTAATATGCGGAGCATCAACAGTAGCAATATTGCCTGCACTAGTCGAACCCGCTGTAGCAGTTTCTATAATAATTTCTGTTATTTTCATGCTACTTTCCTACCTTCTTTTCGCCCGTCAAATACGGCAAACTAAACCAAAGTTGAAACCACTCAGGTGTACCAGGTCTAATATTATGTTTTTTTTCAAGTTCCTGATTCTGCATTCCTGTAACACTAATGTTACTTCCTTGATTAACTTTGTATTCATGTAATCTAGCATTACTTCCTAGTCCTGCTAGATACTGTAATGCTTTTAATTCGTGTATAGGATCATCTGGAGCAAGATAGCAGTCGTCTTGACTGTCTTGATTTAAATGCTCAGTTGTAATCCTGTATTGTTTCATTTTAATGTGCTTCTTAACATCCAACTGTGTTTTCTATGTGCATCTTGACGATCTGCAAAAAAATTGCTTAACCCATATTCGCCCATTTGATCTGCCAATTGATAAACAGCTTTAAATACTCCGCCCATTGTTTCAGAATCTTGATACAATTCTGACAACATTGTACCTGGATCAGGTACACCATTTTCGTCATTGATTTCAGTTAGCATACTAAACTTACTAAAACTAGCAGGTGCATAAGTTCCTGACTTGCGAAGATTTTCTGCAAAGTCATCGATAATACCACCTACTTCTTCGTAAATTTTTCCAAACAATTCGTGATACTGTGGAAAGTTTGATCCTTCAACATTCCAGTGAAAGTTTTGTGCTTTTAAATAAAAAGCATATTCGCTAGCAAATGCTGTTTTTAATGCTAGGTGAAATTTCTCGTCCATTTTATACTCCGTACTTGTTCTTTTTAGGTTTTGCTACAGGGCTAACTTTATTTGTGCTGTCTAGTTCTAAACTACGCATATCTCCGTGGTTAATATCTTCTACATCAGCCCCAACTACTTTAGCCGCTTTGATAAACATCTGTTGCTCAACATCGGTATACGGATGTATTGTTTTACGTTTGCCAAACCAACTCTTAGCATCCATATCTGGAGTGTTAGTTCCATCAGTGCATGCCATTGCTTGCCCTAATTTAAACGCAACATAGTCAGAATTGGCTTTTTCAACATCGCCATATGTGCTAATACCTCTAGATGATTGCGATTGCCTATGAGTAATCTTTGCTCTAGTAGCTTCTGCTACAGCTACCTTAGCAGAATTTTTAGAAACTTTTTCTGGATACTTGAGCAAGTAATGAGCAACTATATCAAACAATGGATACGCTTTTTCACCAATAGTAATCATAGCTGTTGATGGAATTCCAGCATCTTTATAAAACTTAACCTTATTACCTTTTCGTACACTATCGCGCAAATCAGTAGCACGAGCTAATCGTTCAGTTTTCTTCCAATCAATTTGAGCAAATTTATAACCGCCATGCTTTTGATTCATCATGCCGTTGTATTTTAGTAAACTACTTGCTAGCCATTCCTCATCTGTATAAACATTCAAGTGAACATTTTCACCGTATTTTTCATAAATGTTTGTGGCCATTACAAATAAGTCTTGTTCTGGAATTACATGACCTGCAACGCCGGGCCATACCGCCGCCATACATTGTAATTTAACTTCGTAAGGTAATGGATCTTTAGGACCTTCTGTACTTTCATTAGTTCCTACAAACCAAATAGGATTTTTACTGGCTTTCTTCCAAACTTCTCTATGGCCTTTGTGTGGAGGATTCCAACGACCGTAGCAAATACCAATGGTTTTTAATCCGCCGTCAAATTTTTCCCCACCTTCGGGCACTTCTTCGTAGATATTTTCAAATAGTTCGCGTAATCTCATTTTAATTCCCAGCAGGTACCCATGTAGTAGGAACAAGTTTTATGTTACCATATTTATGATGTTTTTGAGCATAACGAACATGCCCTTCACCATTAGTGTCCCATATTTCCTTACGTGGTTGTCGTTTTATTTCTGCGTCAATCTCATCTTTCATGTTTCTAATTCTTTTAATAAGGAAAAAGATAGAATCTAATCCACCGGGATATTGTTGAATCATATTGACAATGTGTTGTTGTTTCTTAGCACTTACACCTTTAGATTGCATCCAGCTAATAAATGTTTTGCCATTTATACTGTCAAAATCCTGTTGGCCTGTTGCGTGTAGTCTACTCATTTGATTAAAGAACGGATAAAAAATTCCGTTTTTATCTGGATTGGGTAAACTGCCAATGAAGTTATCAACATCTGGACCGTGTTCATTAACATATTCAATCATTTCATCGATTGGTGTAGTATCAATTGTTGGTGCAGTATCAGTATAGATAGGTCCTTGAACAATTAACCCTGGAGTGGCATTAAACATACTAAAATCATCCATAGGTTGCTGATCTTCATCTGCAGCACCAAAGCTGTCAAATGTTCCGTGACCAACTACCATTACTTGTGCTTTACTAATGCGTTGTCCTAACTCACTTGCTGCATCTACATGATAACACGTTTTGCTTCTCGGATTAGGACAGAATGTCCATATGCCTTTTGGATACTGCTTATCTCCAGTATCTAATCTTTTATTTAGACCAGGATCAACTCCAAATAGTGCATCAGCATAAACAAATCCTACAAAATTTTTAGGAGTTGCCGCGTCAAATAATGGATATAAATTTGCAAATTGTTGTGCAAACTGTTGACGTTCTTTTTGTTGTTCTGGTGTAGTAACTTTGCCACTTTGATTAGCAATAAAATTGTATACTGCTTCTTTGCTGTCGCCTTTAACACCGCGCGACCATTGATTGTGTCCTGCAAGTATTAGCGGCCCGCCTTTGACTTCTCTACCCCAATACACTTGAGGATTACCGTCCCATTTACGGCGTACAGTTGTTTTGCCTTCAAGTTCTTCTGCAATTTCTTTAAAGTGTTGTAATGCTTCTAATGTTCCTTTAGAACCTTTGAAAAATACAAAATGTTCTGGATGATTAAATGGCCGGCCGTACTTTTCCATGCTGTCGTCGTCAACAGATGCTCCAGACTCATTAAAAAACAATTCTCTAAGTAACACTATTAGTCCTTGTATTTGCCGTCGTCGTAATCTTTACGGAAATCGTCGTGAAGTTTTTTACAAACTTCTAAACATTGTTCTTCATCTAGCGAATCTGGTAGCTGACGGATAGGAAACTTTTTAATGTATTTTTTATAACTTTCTTCAACAGCCGATTTAAAAATGTTAGGATTAAGTTCTTTTTTATTTTTTACACTTTCAATACAGCGTGATACACTTGGAAAAGTAAGTTTTCTATACACATCGTCATCGTTGTGCATATAAAAAGCGAGATCTTCTATCAAATCATAGTTGATATCTGTGCCTTCTTCGTCCTGTTTGACAAAGTCTAAATCATTAAATTTTTTACCTTCTAATAGTTCTCTGATACGCATTTTTAAGCCCGTTATTAATAGTCACACGAATATTGTGCGGATATACTATTTATCGTATGCGGGTTTATAAGATTACGCTTTGATTATGCGCTCAATCTTGTTTATTGAGCCGCCTAAGTGCATTTTTGCCAAGAGTAAGTTGTTTTCGCCCGTAACATAGAAGTATGTCCCGCCCCAACTGCGATTTCTAGCAAGTTCTCGCTTGCAAGTTTTAGTTAGCTTTAACTTGGAGTTCTTTTCAGCCCATTGTATAAATGCACTGTGTTCTTGGTCAGTTTTACCCAGTGTAATTTTGTAGTCGTAATTAATTTTTGGAAGTATAATAGTATTTTCCTCCAACGGTGTATTTGCCGGTGGAACACTAATATACTTGACTTTGTCTTTGTCAAGTTTAACTATGCTATCAATACTAGACTTATCATTGGTATAAACAGTTATCCATGGAGTTTCTACGCGAACTTCTAAGTTTGCTAATTTGTTAAGTTGATGCTGTAATTTAAAAGCATAATCCAAATCGTCTTTGGTTTTAATAGATTGCGACCGCCAATGATTTTTATCTTCTAGCGAAATCTTTTTAAGATTATCTAAAGTACCAGTCCAATCTCCACCACGGAACCAGCTGGCACCAGCACAAGTTAAAACTAACTTGTACTGATATTGCCCTCTAAATAATCTTTTAGTTGTCTTGAATAACATCTTCTATTTTAATTTCTGTTGAAAGTAAAGGAATTTTTGGTTCTTTACCTTTGGCCACAATTATTAATTGATCGTTGTCTACGGTAATAGTAGCCCAACCACCGTTCTTTAATTCGCCAAACAACATCATTTTTGCAAGATTACGTTTAATATCCTTGTCAATGACACGTTGTAAAGGTCGAGCACCCATCTTAGGATCAAACCCTTTGTTGGTCAAGTATTCAACAGCATCTTTATTAATTTTAATTCGAATAGCTTTATCCTTAACTTGTTCTCTAAGTTCATCAATAAATTTAGAAACAATTTTAATCATTGTTTCTTTACCAAGTTTATTAAATGTAATAATGCCATCTAGACGATTACGGAATTCTGGTGTAAAGAATTTGTTAAGCTCTTTATCGCTATAATCTTTGCTTTGACTACCAAAACCAATTGCATTCTTTTCTGCTTCCTGTGCTCCAGCATTAGTAGTAAGGATAAGAATAAGTTGTCGACAATCTGCACGTTTGCCATTTGATCCAGTAATAAAACCATT